ATTTTATTCACTAACTGCCCCCCCACGATCTCGTTAATCGGGGTGCGTCAAATCAATTGTGTGTCCGATGTAATCAAAACACGCGCCATGATGGTCAACAACATATCGATGTGTTGACGTAGCAAGTGTTAGGTCCGTTGTGCGTGCGTGGTCCGTTTGGTCAAAGAAATACAAGGCTTTTCGTATGAGTGACGATTGGTTGTGTGTGAGTTCTATGATCTCTGGATACGCAAATAGCGTAGACATGGTTAGTCCGCCAGTTGACTCGTGGCTCTTGCCGTTACTGTCAAGTTGACGAAGCAAACCATAATCAAGGGTTGTGTATGCGGCTGGGGAACAGGGCAAAACTTTTAATTCGCCAGCTATGAGTTGCACCCTCTCCAGGTGTGTTAAGATGAGTCGCGTTTCTCTATTTTTTTTTTTTTTTATGAGGTGTGATTTTTGTATTTGGTTTTTGATGGAATATGCGAATTGGCGCCAGTACAAGCCCGTTGGGCTGCTCTTATTGATACTGGCATTGGCAAGAGCGACCTCTACAAGGTATAACTGATACGACCTTACGTTGCGGAAGGTCATGCCATATATACCAGCGAGTCGTCCGGGATCCATCATCATGGTATTACGTCCCTCGTTGTTAATGACGAATTTGGATCTACAAAATTCCACTCGATGTATGTTCTCGGTGGACTCCTTCATGTCAGTGTCCATGTTATGGGTGCGAAGCCAAGCCCTGAACAAAGTGATGTCAACACGCGTGTCGGTGAAGAGGATGAAGTCGTCGCCATTGACAATACACTCACCCCGAATACCGACCGTGTCAAGCACCTCCCTGAGAATAGCATAATTAATCAAGCTATTACCAAATGAGGTGTCTACATCACCGCTCATACGCGTAGCCCTAGTTGTATACTTTTCACCCCTCCGCGTGGTGCACCTGTTGACTAGGGTGCGCTGGCTAAGCTGATTCACCTCGACATGGTGTAGTGGGAAACACTTACGATAATACCAATGTGTGAGTTTGAGGTGTTCAGTCGTAACATGGGCATCGAACGTGGAATGGTCGCCCTCAGTGTACCACCGATATTTAGCGGACAACTTTGCGATACGTGCCGCAATTGAGTCTGGATCCCCTTTGCCAAAATGAAGTGATGTTTTAGGGATGTGTTTGGTGATTTTTTGCTCTAATGGTTTGATGTATTTGCCGTAGGCTATATTAAATGTTGGATGTCGTGATTGAATCATTCTGGGTGCCTTATATTTCTTGGTTGTCATCTTCTCGATTTTGGTAAATGGTGTTACAGCCGCGGAGGGCTTTCTCCATTCACAAAGTGTTTCGAACACATTTGTGTAATGGCGCCGCTTGCTCTCTGTAGGCATCGACTGTATGTATTGTTCAGCAGTCCAAGGATGAGTGGTCCTGATGAATTTTCGAAGGTGTCTCTTAAGTCTGTGCTGTCGAGAAGGATCGTACCCTGGTCCGTCACCAGAGTCTTCAAGGATGATTTCTTTATGGCGTCCGTGGTAAGCTGCAGCAGTTGTCTCTGCGCTAACGGGGTAATAATAGAAGTCCGGACGGGTTGGTCTGTCAACGCGACTTCGACTCGAGGCAACAGGGCCGAAGTAAGTAATTTGCTTGCCAAATATACTCCGGCCGTTGCGATACAAGCCACTGCGGCTGTTTTGCAGACCACCTCTGTCCAACTGGTCCGTTCGGGATACTGTGAGGGGGCATGACAGTTTAAAGGATCAGTTGTGGTGGAGATGAGTTCGTAACGCCTTATACCAAAGAACCGCTCAACACAATTGGCACGATCCTCATAGGTAGCCAACTGTGTGGAGGTGTTGGCGATATGCAGTTGCCTGATACGTTGAGCAGAATTGCGCGCACCCCTCGCCGCAATGGAGTTCAGTGTAATTTCATACGCCTCATCAAACAAGGTGTTGTTTGTTCGATGATTGCGTAACCCATTGTCCTTAAAATAATCATGAGCAAGCCGAGCACAATACTGTTCGAATGACTTGTCAACAATCTTTCCACGTGTACTGCCAATGAGATAAGCAGCAAGGTCATCAGCATCCGGGTTGGTGGCACGCTCAACTGCAAAGTGTGCAGCCGCCAAGTCAGCGGCCTCATCCAAGTTGGTAGTATTGTGTTCAACATTGTAATCAAGGCCCGCGGCCCCAAGGATGTCTTGCGCGATTCTCTCCGCCATCTTGATGATATGCCGGTCATATGTAGTGTGTCTGTAGTGATTATGGGTGTGGTGTATATGTGGTTGTAAGATTACAGTTATACGCTATTACGGTTAGCCTCGCCAATAACTTCAATTAAAGTCTTGCCAGGACGGGTTGCTTTGGGCAAATCAACACGGGGTTTGTAACTGTGGG